AGGGCTTCAAGCGTTCGGCGTACTCCTTTTTGATTTCCTTAATCTCGTTTTCGATTTCGGAAATCTCAATGGAAACGTTCGCAAGTTTCTCTTTGTGTCCTTGCAGTTCTTCCGGGGTGTACGCTTTCATGTAACCCTTGTTCTCGCACGCATCCGCGTTGTCCTTGATGAACTGTTCACGCTGGATTGGGTTGGCAATATCCTTGCCCATTGTCTTGTTGTTCATTGCTGCTTTGTTTTATAGTGAAACACATTACAAGAAAACCTTGTTGTAAAGGTCGGCGAATTGCTTGCCGAATTGCGCGGCGCGCGCGGACGATTTGAAGCAAAGCCGAGAACCGACATCCGCATACGCAACCGTAGGCGTATTATTCGTATCCGCGTACACGAACCCCGCAACATCCTTGTCATACTTGAACCAAGGAAACCACTTGTCTTGTCCCCAATCCGAAAAATCGGGTACAAAGCCATCTTCCTTGTTCCATGCCTGTGCGATGGTGAACAACTTGTTCAAGGCAATCAACGCTTCAATGTGCTTGGGGTTGATTTCGGTCACAAGTCTTGCGACATCTTCAAGCTGGACAACGTTTCCGGAAAGAATCTTCTTTACAACGGTAAAGTCCGCGTTCGGCTTGCCGCCAAGGGCTTTTCTTGCGCTCTCAAAGTCCGTGATGACTTCGTTTACTTCCGTGCATTCAACTTCTTCAAGGGCGAAATCAAACGGCGACAAATAATCGTCATCGTCAACGTCCAAATCTTCGTTGTGGTCGCAAATGTAGTCCATCAAGGTTTCCCCGGCTTCTTTGCGTGATTCGTGGATGGCTTGCATTTCGCTTTGCTCGCTTCCATCCGCGTTTTTGATAATGTACTTTTTCATTTTTCTTTGTTGTTAAAATGGTGACTTGTTGAAATTGATAGTCATTCCCGAACGGGCAACGGTGACAACCTTGTGTGTCAAATCCGCGATTCCTTGCTGGAACTCAACGGCGTTTGAATTGCCATCGGAAAGGTGTATCAACACGATGTTGTGAACTTCTGAAATGTCGTTCGCTTGCAATATCTCCTTGCACGTTTCAAAGCTGCAATGGCTTTTCATCGTTCTTGCCCTCAATTTTGCCGGAATCAACCCGGCTTCCACGTTGGCATCCAAGATGTCTTGGCGATAGTTGCATTCAATAAGAATGTTGTTCAAGCCATCGAAAGTGTATTGCAAATAATATGTGTCGGTCGCGAATAACACCGTGCCACATTCGGGATGTGCTATCAGATACCCGAAAGGCTGGGCGGCATCGTGTTCGGTGTCAAATGGCAAAACACCGAAATTTCCTATCTTGTGCAACACGTTTTCGGTCATGGCGTGTGCCAATGGATGCGATGCCAACCCAAGGGCGTTTCTTGTCCCGTCTGACATATAGCAAGGAATCATGGCATCAAGGCAACGTTTGACGTGCTTTGCATGGTCGCCGTGTTCGTGCGATATGATGCAAGCCTTGATTCGTGTGATGTCGAAATCAACCGCCTTTTGTACGTTCTTGAAAGCGATTCCACATTCAATCATCAACGCTTCCTTGCCGTTGTCAAGCAAGTAACAATTTCCCTTGCTGGATGAACCCAATATTTTCAATTCCATTTGCCTTTCGGTTTAAGTGATTAAAACCCCGGATTTGGGGCGTTGTTTGCGTTTTCCGCCGCTTTCGCGTTGTTGGCGGGCGTTTCCTTTGCCGCGTTATTATCGTGGCTTATTTCGCCCATTTCCGTGTCAACAACTTGGGATGTTGTGGATGATGCTTCAATAACGATGTGTTTCTTGTTGGCGTGTTCGCGCTTGTCCTGTTCCACTTCGTTCTTGATTTCCACGAAATCGGCATCCTTGATGCCTTTTTCTTCGGCGGTGTACATTGCGCCCAATTGCGCCGGGAACGCTTCGCGCAAGGCTTGAACCTTGGCAACCTTGGAAATCATCGTTGATGGCTTTTCTTTCCAAACCGATTGTTTCTTGTCGTATTCATCCAAGCGAACCTTGGCAACGGTTGGATAACGGCGGTCGGAACGATAGACTTTTGCCCATCCGCCAACCAACTTGTCGTTGTCGGCAAAGAAACAACCCTCCAATTCAATGACCTTTCCATCACGGATGACGATGATTCCGGCTTCGATGCCCTCATAGTTTTCGCAAGCATCGGCGCGCTTCAACAACGCTTCCTTGCTGACAACCATTGTCGCGGGCGTTGTGCCGTACTTGACAAGGTAGGCTTCACCCAAGAACGGGTTAAGCTGGTTGAACTTGCAAATGCTTATGAACTGAACCAAATCTTGGTCGGAAACCTTGCCGCCGCCTTTCACCAAGTAATCGCGAACGATTTGATAAGACAATCTTACGTCTTGTCCGGCGACATTGTAATTGCAAACGCCCTTTTCATTGATAGGGGCAATTGCTTGTTGTGCTGAATCTGCCATAATGTTATTATTTAATTGTTAATGTATTGTCGTTTGTCACGACAAGGTTTATCACTTGCGATTGAACCGGGATGATTTCGTTCACCGATTCGCGGTTGTCAATGAATATCGGCGCACATACACCATAGAACGCGCACAAGGCGTTGATGATGTCAAGCCCGGCATTCACTTGGCTTGCGGTGTTCGCGCTGCCATACGGAACGCCATTGCATAATGGAATGCACGTTTCAACCGGATTGCCATCCAAGGTGTAATCGAACAACCGGAAAGTCACGAAATGGAACTTGGCGTTGATGCGCTTTTCGCATTCCAAAACCTTTGTCTTGTTGAATTGCTCAACCGTGTATTCTTCGCGTTCGATGTCGGCGATTTGCTGGGCAACCTCTTTGCCATGTGCTTCAAGGTCGGCAATCTCGTTGTTGCATCTTTCGATTGCGCCACGCTTGGCAAGACGTGTTGAAACATCGTTGCGCTTTGTCATCCATTCTTTCTTGGATGCTTGCAACGCGCTTGTGTCAACGCCCGTGTTGTCGGTTGTGATGGTTGCCTTAATGTCGGCAATCTGCTTTTGCAGTTCCACCCATTCCGGGATATTTTCGGGGACAACTTCGGCGGTTGCCTTTTCCGGCAAGGTTTCAAGCGTTGATTGTGCGCTTTTGATGCGTTCATCCAATCCGTTGTTTTCCTCGCGATACGCGTCAACGGACTTTTGCTTTTCGGCTGCATCCGTTTCAAGTTGCGCAATCTTTTCGCCAAGGTGCTTTCCATTGTTCGTGATGTCGGTCAAGTTGCCCATCTTGGCTTTGTCGAAAACGTCTTTTGCTTTCGCAATCATATCATCCGGCAATGGTTGTCCGCAATGTGGGCAAGTCGTTTCGCCGGAATACTCCTTGGCATTCTCCTTGTGCCATGATTCGCGCAACGTGTCTTGTTCTCCCTTGCACTTGTCAATGTCACGATGGATGCGGGCGATGTCAACTTGAATTGTGGCGCAATTGCGCTTGTTCGCGTCAAGTTGTGATTGCAACGTCTTGATTTCGTTTGCAATCTCGCGGCGTTGCGCGTTGGCTTCAAACGCGGCATCCTGTGCCTTCGTCTTTGCGTCAAACACCACTTGTTGCGCCTGTGCGGTCAACTCGTTCACGCGGGCTTGCTTGGCTTGTTCCGCTTCATATTGCTTGCGAACCGCCTTGTTCACATCTGCAATCGCGTTGTCGGTGTCGGCGATTTCCTTGTCAATGTCGGCAAGCTGGGATTCAAGGGCGGCGAAATCTTCCGGTTCGGGCATCATCTTGTGCGTTTGGTCAATGCGCGGTTGAATCTGCTTCAATTCCTCGTTCAAGCGTTTCTTGCGCGCTGACATTTCCTTTTTGTAGTCCGCAAGCGACTTGCTGGATATGGCATCCAACAACTTGACGAAATCGGGATTGTTCGCGGCGATTTCTTCATCGGTCACGCTTCCGGCAAGCTGGAACAATTGTTCACGCTGCAATTGCCACTTCATACCGACAAAGAACGCCGGGTTGGTTATCATCTTGAAAACGAATGAATCAACGATGGCTTGGATGCGCTTGTCATACTCGCCGACATTGACCGGGGTTTCGTTCCACCAACATTCCGTGTGGTTGCCCTTGTACACCTGTTCAACCTGTCCGCGTGGCTTGACCCAATCTTCCACGAAAGCGCGCTTCAAGGTGATTTCTTCACCATCCACGATGATGACACCCGTCACGCTGCATTCGCATTTGTGCAATTCTTCGCCGTTAACACGGGTCTTGATTTCGTAGTCCTTGCGGTCGTGCGCGTCCTTGCCGAACAAAAGCCAAATGAACGCGTCAAAATGTCTTGACTTGCCAAGTCCGTTTCCGCCGGAAATGGTCGTGACATCCGGATTGAATGTCGTTGTCCGTTCCTGTTCACCCTTGAAATTGCAAAGGGTGATGGATTTCAATGTTACTTGTTTCATTGTTGCGATATTATTTATTGTTGAATAATTGTAACGCTTTGTTAGCATCCACAACGATGATGCGCCCGTGCTGGGTTATCGCGTCATCTATTCGCCCGGATGCCTTGATTCGGTTTGCCGTTGTCATGCTGCAATTGAATATTTGTGCGATTCCGGCGATACCATACACAAGGCGTTTTTCTTCTTTCGGTTGCGTTTGTGTCGCTGGTGCTTGCGCCTTTGCGAACAAATCCATCAGTTGCCCAACGGTTAAATCAATGATTCGTGTGTCGCTTGTAATCTCCATCATTTCGCTTCCTTGTATTCTTTAAGCAAAACCCGGAA